AGGCAAACACACGCATCAGCGAGGGTTTAATCCACTCGATCGTATCCATCACAGTAGAATCTACAACCTGGGAGCGACCTTCCACCTCGTTGCCGAATGGTTGCCCGAGATAATATTCGAGCGCCTTCCTGCGCTGGGCTGAGATTTCATCCCCGTAGCCGAGCGCGGATGTGACCTCAGTGTCGATCCGTGCTAGTAGTTCTTCGTCTGTTGGTTTTTTTGCCATTCAAATTTCCATAAAAAAACCACCCCGAAGGGTGGTTATCTGAGAAACGGCCTTAAAGGTGGCTGCTTACCTAGTAGAGGTCCGTTTAGTGTCTGGTCTTGCTGGAATTTTTTGGTAGCGGCGCGTGCCTGAAGCCGCCGATCTTGAAGGCGTTTAAAGGCATCGGGTCCGAGGTATCGTCTAAGCGCGTTTTCGATAGCGTGCTCCGAAAGATCGGGTCCATAATATCTTCCTCGGTTATCGAGTCCGTAGTCGTTTTGGTCTTTGACTTCGGGGACATTCTTCGCAAGCTCATCTAATACTCCTATGAAATCTTTATTACTAACACCGTAGAAGTTTAACACATCTAGCTGATTATCCGAGATTTGGGAGAACCCCACATCACCAGGTTTCACGCCTATCTTTCCCAGCGCCTCTACCAGCTTTGCACCATAGGTATTTAACTGGTCCTCGGTCAGGTCAACACTAAAATTGACCCGCATCCCAACATCCATACCCTTTTTATACTTCACCAGCTTATACATTGGGACTGCCGCCTGGTCGTACACATACTTGGTTGCAAGCGCAGCGATACGGGCATTTTGTGACCGCTGCACCCAAGTACCACGGACCTTGGTCTCGCCAGTTCCGACCGTACCCATTAGGCTCGGCTGCAACTGCTTGTTATAAAAACCGTAGCCTTGGTTTTGCCGATAAATCGGAATACCAATATCCTTGTACAACAAATTCTCACCGGTTTCCGAATCGGTAAAAATATTCGCCATGTAGTTCGTGTAATTCACACGAGTTTCAAACGGCTGCGACTCTAACCAGGCGCCGGCCTCACTCGATGGACTCGGCGTAAACTCATACGGAATGCTTGCCATGTGCGACTCCATCGTCGCACCAAACACACCAGGGATTTTTCCATCTCCCCGTATTTTCGCGCCCCAACCAAGGGCTTGCATCTGCTGTGGTGTAGTACCGATTTCGCCGCCAGCAGCTGTGATAGCGTCGGACATGTCCGCTATCTGGTTTTCGGTGTAGTCGTACTGCGGTGCAGTGCCGCCGGTCTTTCCAGGCCAGCCAGCAAACTGGTACATGTGACGATCAATAGTCGAACGACGAGCTAACTCTGGGTCTGTCGTTAACGGATGATCAGCTGCTCGCCAACCACGCTCGATGTCGTTATTAAATGTTTCGACTTTACGTTCGACACCCAACAGTGAACGATCAAAAGGTCCACTAAGGTTGTCAATGGGTGGCATCCTCTCTTGCAGTTGGTTCGGGAATCGACCACCACCAACCGTGGTGGGGTGATTGTATCGAGGCTCGCGACCTTCCAGCTGCGCCCTGGCAAACTCTTGCAGCGACCTAACTGCCAGCTTTGCATTCGCGGTCGCCTGGTTATCACTCGACTCAAACGCCAGGTGACGTGTAAATATCTCACGCATCTCTGGATTAGGAACATTCTTCTGAATCCATTGACCAGCAGCTGAATAAAATTCAGCATCTTCTGGTTCAGCACGTTCCTGTATGTCCTGAAGCATCTTGTTACGCGCTTTCTTTAGGTCCGCCTTTGTGCGCATGTCATACGGTGTGCCGACATACTTCTGGCCGCGCCTATTTGGCTCAAACCCAACTGGAGCACGCTTCGCCTTTTTCAGAACATCGGGAGGCCAAAGACCTTTTCCACCACGACCCAGCGTCGCTAACGAGACCGCAAGTGCGCCCTGCTTCGGCGTCATCGTCCCAGGCTGGCCCGCAATACTCTCGTACATCATGTTCTGATGGTCCGCTAGTTTCTCACCGGCTTGATCAGTGGCGTGCTGGAGAAACGGACCTAACGGGTTTAGCGCATTAACAACCGCTGCGCCTCCCATCAGCGCCGACGCGTCGGCAACTCCTAAGAGCCCAGACTTAACCTGGTCCGCATAAAGCTCTGGATACTTGCGAATGTAATCCCAAAGCCCAGCCATTACACAATTCCCAGTTTCGGGTACTTGAGCTCCCCCTTCCACGGGGAATCGCCTTCGGGTACTGCGTAACGGATCGACTGCACTGCATAGCGACATGCGCTGAGTAGATCGTCCCTTATAGGCTGAACCTTGCCTTCTTTTCGATGATACATTCTCAGCTCTTCAAAAAAATCCGTTTGGGTTGAAAAAACCTTAAAGCGGCCTGACTGCATTCGTTGCAGCATCTCCATCAGCCCGACCTCGATGCTGTTACCCCCCTTCTTCTCACCCGTCGCCGGTGGATTCGTGAAGTGCTCTGGTAAAAGATTGACGCCATGCACTCGGTACTGCTCCGCGAGTCCAGGGTTACCCATTGAGTCGCGCCGATTGCCGTCATGCGGCCACGCGCATGGCACCCACGTCGGGCGCGTATTGATCGCGAGGGCGTGAACCTCGGGCGTCTTCTGCGACGCCCTGTAGGTGTCGTAGACGTAGATCACGTCGTCGTCCTTGTCCCAGGCTATAGCGCAATATGCTGTTGGATGCTGCCAACCGAAGTCCAGGCCGGCTATGCGGAAATAGCTCTCCGGTATAACAAACGGCTCACAGATCAGTTTTTCTTCGGGAACGGGGAAGACTAGACCCGAGCCTAGACTCGGGCGCCCGTACTTTCGCATCTCCCGTTCCATCGGTGGGTACGCCTCGAGGATTTGCGACATCGCCGCCTCGGTCAGATGACCCGGCGACTTCGTATTGATCGTCTCGATCTTCTCGCTGGCGTCGTCCCAGCTGCCGTGACAGAGTGCCTGACCTGGCCGCAGATTCGTGAAGAACTGCGCTGTGGTTTCTGACATACCGGATTCTGGCGTATATGTCATGTAGACCATGCCCTTTCGGTCTAGGGTTCTCGTCACCGCTTGGGTGTAGATTGTCCTTGGGGGTTCTTCGTCCAGCCATATCAGATCGACTGAGCGCCCCATCCAAATCTCGTTACCAGTGAGATACGCCTTAAAGTAGATATAACTACTGCCGCCAGATACGTGACGGATGATCGCCATCGCGACCGCATTTGGTACTCCTGGTTTTCGCTGGGTTTCAACAATGCAGCCCTTGGGGATCATCCCCGTACCGAGCGCGTTTGAGTCTCCAGGTGTGCCGAGCAGCTCCGCCTGGACGATGTCTCTTACAGTCTCTGTCGATATGCCGCCGCACCAGACCGTGACGGGTCCGTCAAAACGACGCCCTGAATACCAATCTGGGTAGAGGCCGGTTGCTGCTGCGGCTGCAATATATGCGCCCGTTCTGGTCTTGCCTACCCTGTTGCCTGCGCAGAGCACTGCCTGTGACGCCTCGGCAGTCGCGTCGATAAAGTTTTTTTGAAACGGGTACGGATCGTAAAGCTCGATCTGGTTGAACTTCTCGTGTTCCTGAATCGACTTGATCAGTTCGATTTCACGAGCGATGTCGTCTGGCGACATCCGCTCAACTGCGAGCGCCATCCTAATTCACAAATTCGCTTTTGTTTTCTTTGTCGAAATTGATCTCTGCTTTTGCTACTTCGCCGGCGCGTAATTCTTCCAGCTCGCGGCGCATCTCGTCCGCTGATTTTTCCACGTTGACGGTTTCAACCTTCTCTGTCGGCTTGAGACCGGCGCGGTCGAGAATATCCCTGGTCGCTGAAAACCTCACCTGTTCCGACTCGCTTTGCAAAGCAAGGCTTTTGAGCTGTCGCAAGGCTTCAGGGACCAGAGACTTTATCTCCGCCCGAGTGCGTTTATCTATTTCGGCTTGATAACGGTTTTTGAGTTCATAGCCGCGTCGTCCGGCACCGTTTTCAGAGTAGCCGGCAGCGATTGCAGACTTAGTTGCATTGCCTGACGCAACGTAGCAGTCGATGAATTTTTCTTGCTGTGGACTTAGGACGAGATTGTATTTCATAGTTTCCTTATAAACGAAATTTCCCCCCCGTAATTTGTGGAGACTATATTCATGCATGTTTCAAAAAAATAAAAGGGGGTGGGGGGGCCGCCCATAACCCGGCCATTTTTCTGCCCAAAGTGGGAAACCGGGGCCGATCACGGCCTGATCGATGCTGGCCCAAATTAGTCACCGAATCTCCGCTTTTTGTGGGCTGTGGCCCAAGCACCAACCGGCGCCAAGGCACAACTTTACATAATAGGGATTATGCGAAGAAAAAACCTGTTGGGGATCAATGACTTAACATTTCACCACTGTCGTCCCACGATCTGTGA